TGATTTTGCACTAATCGTAGTTCTTCGTTTACCTTCTCTACCCTTTCGTTCTGGCTTTCTGACAAGTCCAGCCCTAGTTTTTTAACGTAGTATCGGGGTATTCCCATCGGAATCCCCTTATGAGTTATTCTTTCGTTGCTTATTAAGTAACTTTCGTTTCGTTTAGACCAGGCGAGACCTAACCCGCGTGACTGCAGCGAGAATAGGTCTTCTTCTTTATTGCCTGTTCTGTTTTGTTTTTTCTGTATGTATGATGCAACATATCGGCATGATTCCAGAGTTACTGTTCCTACATGGACAAGTCCCTGGTTCCAAGCCTGTTCTATTATTGATTTATCTTCTGGTGACATCCCGAAGATTATGAGGTGGTAATGTGGACGACCGTACTTCTCACCGTATTCGCCAGAGGCGTAATATTTTATCGGTGATTCATAAGATTTCCGTAATCGTTTTAGGAACTTTTGTAGGTCTGTTTTTTGTAGTTTTCCAGATGTTGGTAATTTTACATCTGAGTAAGTTAGGGTAACGAAGATTGAATGGTCCCAGTCTGTTTTTTCGTGCATAAGACGAATAGACCATTCTTGACTTCTTTGTACACGGCATGACATACATTTCCCGCATGGGAATGATAGATCACCATTGATCTCTATTGGTTTTGTGCATGTCACTGTGTTGCCTATGTTTAATGTGTTGGTTGTTGTCCAACAACTAGAGGCGAATACCGCCACGAGAAGTACCATACTTAGGAATACGTTTGCCTTTACGTTTCTTTTTTCCGTAAGTTTTTCTCTTTTCCTTTCCTTTTCTTTTATATGCCATTTTTTCTCTCCTATTTAATTAAGTTTGCTCCCAAAGTCGCAGTAATGAGTGCGCGTTCTGCCGAATCTGCGTTTTTCCATTGCTCTCGCAATATAATAGCCTGTCCGGCTGGTGTATTCCAAAGGGATCTCGGAACTCCAGTTGCGTCTTCATATAACATCTCGTTTAATGACATGGCAGCGTTAGCCATTTTTGTTTGGTTATCCTGTCGTATCCCTTTGTTTAATTCGTCGGCGTTTACCGCCTGTTGTGCTACTAGCCTTTTCTGAGCATCGGCTAAGTTTTTTGAAGATTCTGAGTGTTTTCTTTGTGCTCCCATCAATTTCGCCTGGGCAATTGCTCCAGGGTTTAAATTGGTGCCTCCCATTCGTACGGCTTGGGAGCTCTGAGCAGCGGCACCCGCAGCTAATGTAGGTGATAGTCCTGCTGCTCTTAGATCGGCTGTGCGCCTCTGTACTGCTGTGTCCTCTCGTTTCCATGTTTTCTGCTGATTTGCAGCGTTATATATCATTGAGAATAGGCCGGTGCCAGCGTTAACCGCTTGAGCACCACCTGCCATTATTTCGTCAATTGCCATTATTCTTTAACCGTTTCTGAATCCGGTTCTGCCTGCGGCTTATTTTTTTCCAAGGATTCCCTTGTTTGCTTTTCCTTCGCGACAGCTGCTTGCTGACGAAGACGTATTTCAGCATTTCGTAAGTCCTGGGTAGCATCTGCTGGGTCGTATCCTGGTTTTCTTGTTCTGTCTTCATAATTTTCATCTACATCCTTTTCGGATTCGAAATCATACATTTGATTTCTGTAATTTTGAAGTTGAAGTCCTGCTGCCATATATTCTGCTACCTGTTGTTTTGTTGATCTATACCCAGTTGTTTCTACCATTCGTTCTGTTCCAGGTTTTTCTCCTGGTGACTGTGTTCTTATATAAGGAGTGTTAAATCGAGGAACGCTTATTGTTTTTTCCATTTTTTTCATCCTAAAAATGATCCATGAGTCCTGGGTTCGACGCCGCTGGCAATGGCCTAACTGCTTTAATTTTATTTGCAAAGTTTACTATAAGACCCTTTTCACTTGGTACCGCAAATATATCTTTACGTATTGAGTTTTTTGTTGTGATGAAGTTTTCATCAAGTATTGGTGCTGCTGCGAAATTTCTGCCCAAATGCCAATAATCCAATGATACGTCTGCTTCTGAACGAAGTGATCCACATATCATGTTTTGTTTTACTCTCATTTCGTCATATTTACCCTGGTAACCGAAAAGAGTATTATTTTCTGATTCTACATTTGATGCATAAATTTCGGCCTGAGATATGGCCTGCTCTGATAGATGAGCGAATTCTGGGAAATAGAAGTCATATTTTGTTTCTCTAAGCCACTGACGAGGCATACCCTGCTGATAAACAGGCCTAGGCATTACTGACATTATTCCCATTATTAGCCCGAATTCTTCTACTTTGTATGATCCTACCATATTTCTATCTGCTGTTATGCCGTGTCCAGCAAGATTACCCTGTGGTGTTAGTGAGGTAGGCGAAGACTCGTAGCCACTTGTTGATGTCTGTAGTACCTCAGATATGATAACTGGTGATTTTGTTCCGCCTATATATTCCGGACGGTCAAGACGTGAATCTCGTGGATTGACGCCGAAGTGTGCACCAAGGAACTCGGTATAACGTGCACCTACACGTGCGTTACGTTCTAAGAATTTTTGGATTTGTACGACTTCTCGTAAATCTGCGATGTCGAAGGATGATGCTGTTGATAAATCTACCGTATTAGAGTTAAGGGCCTGAACAAATTGATCATATATCTGATCTCCAGCGTTTGAAAATCCAATACCATTTCCTGTGCTTGCCTCATCTACCCTAATGGCGAGTTGGTTCGCTGTTACCACAGGTAATTCGTCGTTATATTCCCAAGCTGCAGAGCTTGTTCCGACGATAGGTAGTGATGGTGCTATAGGATTTCGCTGCTGCCAGGGCAACGCTGATGTAAAGTAATCTTTTTCCCATGCTCTATATCTAATATTTGTCCCTGTTAAAAGTCCTTCAGATTGCAGAGTCTGATCACGATAGTATTCGTTCCAAATATAGTTATATGCATTTGTAGGAAATGCTAAGGGTAATGCCCCTGTCGGAATTACTTTTATTGGATACCCTAAATAATCCCATAAAGTACCCTCTCCGGTTGCTTCTATAATCGGGTTAATTCTTGGTAATACGGGTTCCAATGTTCCATCTGGGCCTCCAGTTATGAAGTCTTCCCATTGATCCCAGAGTAAACGGTAAGGCACGAAGAAATAGTGAACGTAGACATTTACTTCGTGAAGGATGGGCTTGATTAGAGGCTGCCATCTGATGACGAGCTCGTTTGAAATTTGGAAATTGTCTCCTGGGACTACCTCGTCACACATGACGGGTATAAGTTCTCCCATGTCGCAGTTAAACTTTTTTTCATAAGAAAGATCAAATACTGACCTTCCTGGTCTTAATTTTGAAACATTATTGAACAAGTTGGGCATAGATTAATACTCCTATACCCAGTGTATACTTTTTTATACAGTTGTCAATGTTCCTGTTTCATTATCGAAGGTTCCGACTTTAACCAGGTTAAATTCATCTTCGTCGAGTTTTTTTTCTTCAACAAGATTGTTGAAGTTGCGCTCTGCGATCGCTTTATTTTTGGCTTGGAATATAGGACCATATTCTTCAGCAAGCCTGTCTTTGATTGAGTAGAGTTCGAATACCATGTTTTCTCCTTTTTTTACGATGACTGGTGTCATCTGGCTATACTAACAACAAGGTAATAGTATAGCCGACTAAAGTCTAACGACTTTTAGTTTTACTTCTTTGATTGCCTCAAAAATGTCTTTTGAGCCAAGTTCCTTTGCTTTTTTCGCTGCTTCCATAAGGTGGAAGTACAGTTCGTCCTTTGTTTCTTCTTTATCCATGCCCTAAGTATACTAGGGCTATGTGAAGATTGTGTGGAGACTCTAAGGAGTCTTTATGAAGTTTTATGTGCTTTGTATGAAGTAGCACTTTGTTTAGTAGACATGATATGTCTGATTTTGCATATTGATAATTGTTCAAATGCTGGGGCTGCTGCCCACCTAACGCGCTACGCTTGTTGAGTGTACGCCTGCCCGGCGTCCACTATGTTTGTTAAGACTTCGTCTGAGTTTATAGTTTTTTTTCTTTTAA